ATCTGTCCTGCAACTTCATATGCTCTTGGACTTGCACTTTCACCAGCAAGTTCCATAATTCCATTAAGAGATTCTTGTCCTTTCTCAATCAAGGAATATAAATTAGCACGAGTATATTGATAATCTTTATCAATATCATCTGGTGCTTTATCAATTGATTTTAAGTTATTATCAACTTCAACTATATCAGTTTCAGTTCCTAATACTTTATTAATACTAGCAAATTTATCAGGCATAACAACATTTAAATATCGGATTGTCTAGTTGGACTAAAATCTGCATTATCTTGGAAGAATGAAGATGTTTCATTAAATCCAAAATCATCTCCAGGAGCAATTAATACATCATCAGCAGTACTGAGTACATTAATTTTAGATCCTTTAATATGCTCTGATTTAATAGTTCTACTATATCCTCTAGTAACAGTAATTTGATTACTTGTTTTCTTATTAATTCTCATTATCTCAGAATCAATAATAATTCTATTACCAACTGAAAATGCGGATGTATCATTGACATCAATTAGTGTTTCTGATGTTGTTAGAGTTTCGTTAATAACTGCTCCTGTAGTATCAGCATCCTTATCATAATCTTTTTGTGCTCTAGGTGTAGCAACATATCTCAATTCTCTATTAGCAGTCTGAAGATTTGTATCTCCATAGTAATCAACCTGAACCTTACGGATTATTCCATCTGTAGTCTCAGCAATTCTACCGAATAGATAAGTTTTTGCAGTAAATTGTAATGTGTAGATTAATGCTCTTCTAGTTGAAAAATCACCTTCATAATCATCAACAAAATTCATACTATCAAGAACTATTGGAATATCTCTTTTTTCTCCAATAGAATCTATTAATTCTACACTAACATTAAATGATGGTTGAAAATATGGTAAAATTTGCTCTATTATTTGTAATGCATCGTCATTTAATTTACACATAATATTCAATTCAAATCCAATATTATATGGAACGGGCATAAAAACTTTCTTTACTTTAGACCCATCATTCTCATCTACTGCCTTAAATGTTTGTGTTACTGATACTTTTCTTGTAGGATCATAAGAAATATTGTTCATCTCAAATGACATTCTTGGTAATGTTATTTGAGTAGCTCTATTTAAATCTTCTTGTTGTTCAAGTCTTGCTAAGAATTTTTGTGATGGACCATAAGCTAATGGAACCTTCATTTCTCCAACAGAACCATCATTTGCATCTGTATGTCTAACCCAGATGTCATTAAATAATGTTCCAAAAGAAACAAGTGTTTTACGAATAATTTGGTGGTAATAATAATTTCCTAGCATTTATCTACGGTGTTCCAAAAGGATTTGATTGAGTAAAATCTAAAATTGCATCTGCTTCAGTTTCAATTTCAGTAGTTTGGTCATATGGATTATATATGTCACCTGTATCAAAGGTGTCAACAGTATATGTTGCAGAAGAAGCAGCACCAACTATTATTTCACCTTCAGCAAATGTTCCTTTAATAGGTGAAACCTTCAATTTCTTAGTTACAGTATCCCAAGATTTAACTCTTGCTTGTGATCCAGTAGTTGATCCATGAACTACTTCATTAGATTGGAATGTTCCTATTCCAGCTATAAGTGGAGGTTCTGCAATAGTTACTGCTGGTGCGGAAGTATAACCAATTCCTGGATTCTCTAATCTTACTGCAGTGACAATGTTTGAAGAAGAAATAACTGTTCTTGCAACAGTTCTTTCTGATGTTCCAGATGATACATTTGGTTCACCAACAGTAATAGTTGGAGCAGAAGCATATCCAGAACCACCACCAGTTACAGTAATAGAAATTACACCTTGGCCTGTAGATTGAATAGAACAAGTTGCAGCCGCACCAGTTCCTCCACCACCACTAAAGAACATCTTAGGAATAGTCGTATACCCATATCCTGCATTTGTTATTAAAATTTCTTTCAGTGAAGTTATTCCACCAAGAGTTGTTAAAATACCAACAGCAGTTGCAGTGCTACCAGATGGAGAAGGTGCAGGTTCAAATGTAATTATTGGTGCAGATGTATATCCAGCACCATCATCATTCATATAAATTTTTCTTACATATCCAGGTTGTCCAGTTGGAGTGATAACTGCTGATGCAGTTGCAGTTGCACCAATTCCAATTAAATTTAATGTAGTAATGAATCCTTCATCTTCAACAAGACTATCAATTGCCTCAATTGATGTATCAATAACCTCATCCTCATATTCAAAGAGTTCACATTTAAGTTGATAGACGTAATTTTTTCCTAACTGATAGAAAGGATCTTCATGCTCTACAAATTTAACTTCAAATAACCTGCTTCCCAATGGAAAATATACTAAATCTCCTTCTCTAGGTCTAGTATCTACTTCTATTTCAGAATCTGATTCGGTTTGTAAAAATGGTACAATAAAATCTTCAAATCTTTCTTTTGATATAGTAAGAGTTAATTCATCCTTTATACTAACTCCAAACTTAGTCATGATGTCTCCTTGACCACCATAACCTTCATAGGTATTTACATATGCCTCTAAAGTATATGAATCATCGAATTTAGAAGATTCAACTTCTGTAAAAATAGTATCTCTATTGACAATCTTTCTTGGAATGTAGGTGACTTCCACACCATACATTTTTAACTGTTCATTAATTAACTCCTGAACTAATTTCTGTTCAGATTGAGTTCCTTGCTGAAAAAAGGGATTTAATGCCATAATCCCTATCCTATTAGATCAAGTGGTGGAAGTTCATATTCAGTAGACATAGATTCCTTTAACTGCTGAAGTTCTCTTTCAGCATCATCATACATTTCTCTACCATTAAGTTCTATTCCACCAGGAAGTTTAACTCCTTTAAACTTAATAAGATTCTGTCCCCATTGTTTTTTAATAAGAGCAGTTAAATACTTTTTAAGGAAACTGTCATTATAAACTCCAGCAAAATTAGCAGGATCTAATGCCCTATAACAATCTAAAACAAAATAATTTCCAACACTTTGTTCTGACCAATTAGTATCAAGATATAACCTATCTTGTCTTTTATTAAATCTTATTTGCTTATCTGGAGTTAAAAGAAAATCAATATCCTCAAGATATGATTTAGTCATTGCATATTGCATCAATTCAACAGAATTGAAGTGATATAAATCATTCAAAAATAATTGATATTTAATACTAAACATTCCACCAGAAATGGAACTGACATCAAATTTAAATATCTTTTCAACACCTATTACTGAATCTGGAACTTGTAAAAAGTTTGAAGTTTCATACCAATTAGTAGTGGTAGTTCCATAACCACTTATACTTGTAGAAGTAGCAGTGGTAGTTACAATACCAACTCCACTAGTTCCTGATGCACTTCCTCTATCAATATCCTCTTGAGTTACTTCATACTTAAGATACATCCTTTCAACACCATCATAGTGTCTCTCTTGGAAATATTGAAGAGCATCATCAACTAGATCATCTAACTGATCATCATCCACATTTATTTCTAATACTGGAGCTCCTAAACGTCTTTTGCAGAAATCAATCAATTCTTGACGTGTTGATGGTTTTGTCATTAATTAACTGATGCCTCTTCTAATTTACCTTCTTTTTGGGATTGTTTTTCATTATATTTTTGCAATTCAATATTCTGTTCAATTAGTTTTTTTCTTTCTTCAGCATATTCTTTTTGTAATGTTTGAACTTTTGCTTCTAAAAGAACATTTTGGTTAGATAAGATTGATAACTTTTGATTGTATATTTGAACCAATACATTAATATCAACTTCACGTTGGTTTTCCATATGTTAAAAAGTTCCCCCGTCAATTGTGGTTGTCCATACAGGAATTCCTGCTGCATTTGTAGTCAATACGTAGTTTGAAGTCGTTATACCAGAAGCAGGTGTTCCAGTAGAAGTCATCTTACCAGTAGAGTCAAAGTATATAGCACCACTAGAAGACCAATCACCACCACTAGCACCTTGATAATAGATACCTTTAATATCTAAAAATCCTCTGACACCTTCAGCAGTATTACCAGTTACAGTAGCATCTGGAATATAAGTCCATGATCTTGCTGGAACATTTGTATTACCACCATTAGCGGATACACCACCTTCATCAATATATCCAAAGAAACCAGTTTTGTTATTACCTGATCCACTTGATGTATTATATGCAAAAGAAAGACCACGATCAGTATTGGTATCATATGCATGAGTAACCGTTACTTGGCTTGTTGTGGTAATTCCAGCAGTAGTTGTTCCAGTAAAAGTAACAACTTTTGTAGTGGTATTATAAGCAGTAACAGTGGTTACACCAGAATTTGGAAGTCCAGATACAGCAATAAGATCTCCAGTGTTAATTCCAACAACAGAATCAACAGTAATAGTAGAAACTCCAGAAGCAACTGGTGCTGTAACAGTTAGTTTACTAGTAACATCACCAAGATGCATTATCGCATCATTTAAAGTTGCATTAGCAGAATTAACAGTTGTTGTAGTACCATCTACCTGAAGACTACCTTTAATAATAACTAAACCATCACTATCTAAACCATCAGGATATGGGTCAATGTATAGTGTATTACCTCCACCAGATCTTGTTGAAATGACATTAGAAGAAATACCAATATTATCAAAATAGAAGTTACCTCCTCCTCCTGCAAATTCAACAGGTGTATTGAATTTCCAACCTGCACCAGTTACTTGAACACGGTCAGTTCCATCTTCATCATATTCAATCTTAGCATCTTTACCATCACCAAAAGTTAAGAATTGATCGTCTGGAATAAGAACTTCACCAGTACCATTAGTTCTTAATATAATATCACCATTCGTATTATTAGATGAAAGAGTATTTGCATCTAATGTTAAATTATCTACAGACCACTGATTAACTCTTGGTAAATTATTTACATTTCCTCCACCACCTGGATTACCAGAAGCACTTCTGTCGAGAATCGGAACAAATCCGTTAGTAACATCTCCAGTATTTGCACCACCTTCAACGGTTCCTGGTGTATTGTTTAAAAGGTCTGTATAATATTCACCACCAATTAATTGTGGATTACTTGAGTTATCTCCAACAAAAAACCTCTGTCCCCTATTTCCTTGAGTACCTGCACCAATAGTATAAGCTAATTCACCATAATTTAGAGACCCTGGTGCGACAGTACCAGTAGATCTTTTAACTCTAATGATACTAGCCATTAGAAGCTACCTCCGTTAATATCTAAATTTTGTGTAGTTCCTGGTGTTAATTCTAACGTTGCATCCCATTTGCTAGTTGCTGCGTTATACACTAGAACCATTCCTGTTTGAAGTGTGCCAGCATTAACGTCACTCAAACCTGCAATAGAAACTGAAGCGTCTCCAGAAAATGCAGAGACTACTTTTAACGCATTTTGTTGGCCAACTTTGACTTTAATATCTGCCATTTAAGTTACATTCAATGAGTATATAAATGTTCCATGTATTGATGGATCAGGATCTAAAATATATTTATAAACTCTTAGAAACTAACTCCTTAAGAAGAGATTTAATTTCATCAATATCGTTCCTCATTCTATCCAATTCCTCTTTCTGACTGTCTTTTTTGCTTTTCATCTTCATATATTGAGCATAAGCATAATCATCTTTATTAATAACTGCTCCAGTTATTTCATCACGATATAAATTTTTATGCCCTTGTATTGGAATCATTATGCCAAAGCAATAACTCTTAAATCTTTGAATTTTGGTGTAAATGCTTCATTAGTTCCATTCATCACTATTTTAATAATAAATCCATCAAATAAATCTACATCATCAGCAGTATATTGATAGTCTAAGAATTCATTTTCATTACTTGCCCTAACAAATACATCAGATGAACCATCATTTAAACTCTTATCAATAACAGTTCTACCTATTTTGAGAGAATCATCTATATTATTGTATCCTGGGAATAATTCATAACTAGAATCAACTTCGCTAGAATCTGATTTAAATAATTTATATAAAACTCTAAAATCACTTGTTGAATGTCTATATGCACTAAAGAGTACTTTTAATGATGTAGCTGGTTGTACTAAATCAATTCTCTTAGAAATATAAACTGAAGAATGAGGATCACCTTCAACTTTATTAACAGTAGAATCTTTTGCATAATCAAATACTGGTTTGTTAAGTCTATTTCTACCAAATACAAATGTAGATGCTTCTGTTAAATCAATAACAGGAGATACATTACTATTAGCAGTTTCCATTCTAACTCCAAGAGTTAAAGATTTACTCTTAGGTAAAGAAGAAAGTTTACTTGATTCATTTACTCTAGAACAAACAATTCTTGGAGAATTTAGTCTATTATTAGTATTAAGACTTATAGATTCAAATCCCAAATCATTAAACGATACTTCAGATCCTGCTGCACTAGTTCCAGAAACAGTTCTTAATGTAGAAGAAATATTTGTTTTATTTGGAACAAGAACATTAAATTGAGGATTAATTTCATTAAATTGAATGTTTTGAGTAGCAATACATTCAGATCCACCTATTGATCCTTCACTAACAAAATTAACCATATTATCACCGTTAGATTTATTAGTAGCTTGAGCTGATGCTGTTCTATCAATTTGAATATGATATGAATCAATTCCCCTTAATGAACTTAAAGTTGCATCACTAGGTAAACTATGTGAATTGTTAATTCTAGTCAAAGACATTCCATTTAATTCATATTTACGAATTAAATCACCAATATTATGATTTCTAACTATAGAGTTATTAATACCTCTATTTCCAGATATACCTGCAAGTGTTGTTGTAGTAACACTGGTATATTTAATTATTTCATCATTAACAACAACATATCCTGGATTAGATCCACTAACAAGAACACCTTCAAAATAATCATATTTTGCAGTATTTGCTGAACCAACGGTTATATCTAAACTAGACCCAACAATATTTGCTTCTATTGCAGTAGCATCAGTATTAGGGAATACTCCACTAATATCTACAGTATTAGTATCTGCTTGCATTCCATGATTATAATGAGAAACTTCTATAACATTTCCAGTATACTCAGGAGTTGGAACATATGGATTACCTAAAACATTAGTTCCAGCTAATGCAACGTTAGTAGTTCCATTAAAGAATGAAATTGGTTGACCATTAGTAAACCATTCTCCTTTAACGTTGTTTAGATATAAAGTATCAACATTAGGTACACTAGAAACTGTAATTCTAGCACCATCACCTTTAGTAACAGCAGAAGTTGTTATACCAAGTACATCACCAGCAACATATCCAGTTCCAGTATTTGCAATAGAAACTGAGAATATCTTATTATTAGCAATAGTTACAATACCAACAGCACCAGATCCATTACCAGATATTGTATAGAATGGAACATTTGTAAAGACTCCATTTGAATATCCAGCACCAACATTAGTTTGAGTAACAACTCCAACATTTCCACCTAATTTTTCAATATAACCATATGCATCGCCTTCCAATACCTTTGTACCAACACTCAAATCAGCACGAAGTGCAGTATTAGCAGAAGCAGAAGAAGTAACAATACCAACAACTAATTTTCTTGGTAATACTTTAACTGGGTTATTAACTAATTTTGGTACATTAGCATCTCTTGTAGTGTAAGTACTACCAATAGAAAGAGTTGGGTTATGGAAATATGCAGTTCCACTACTAGATGTGAAATTAGCTTTATAGAATTTGAATTTCAAATCTTCATTTCTACTTGCAGTCAAAACTGATCCATTTTGTGGTTTATATAAATTTCCACCAACGTATTGATTTGAATAAACTACCTGGTTAGCATTTGGATAGTTTTGTGTAGCAACTGTTGTTTGATTCGCTTCTGCAGACCATACCTTATATTGATCTGATGCTGGAGAAGTTAAAGATAATGAATATTGTGTATTTGGTTCTAAGTATATTGGAGATGGGAATTTAACGTTAGTTGCTGTAGATCCATCAGAAGAAGTCGTAATTCCAACAGGAAGAATTTCTGTTCTAGCAAAATCTTGAACTAATCTTTCTTTAGGTCTTCCACCAACATCAGTTTCTTTAATTGATACAAATAATTTCTCTAGATTATCTTTTCCTGAGAAATAAAGATCAAGTCCAGTAAGGAATCCACCCTCATTATCTGTTCTAAATGTTTGAGATAATGGATCTCTTCTCACAATACCCAATGGTAATACTGATGGAGGTCTTCTAACAACTAAATTCTCAGTATAAACTTCTGAATTTACAATACCAGATTCATGTAATGTTGCTTCAGTAAACGATACTGAAGATGCTGATGAATTTGTAGAACTAGATGAAATCTTAAATGTAGTTGTTCCTCTATTTAATACTACAGGAGGAGTTGGATTTGTTAATGGGTTTCTGATAAACAAGCATCCATTCAAATCACCAACATTATCAGTAATTAATGTTTGTGGTAAAACAGTTGCTTGAGCTAAACTAGTTTCTCCAACCAAATACATTCCAGATGGAGTATAACCATAAAATCTACCATCAGAATCATCTGCTAAAGAATAAGTGTCAACATTTAAAACCGATGCTGAAGAAGAATATGCACTTATTGTCAAAGATGCTGAATATGGGTTTGCAGCATAAGTGGTTGTAGGATTATTATATGGTCCTGATTTATGACTTGAATCTGCTATTCTAAATGATGTAACTTTTTTATCATTTATATAACCACTAACTGTTTCTCCTGCTTGGAAGAGACCAGAAACCATAGTAATCTGAAGAAGTTTTGGAATGATATCAATATTAGCATTACCACTTAGGAATGAATAATATGAAGTTCCTGGTTGTAACCCACTTGCTCTAAATTCAATATTTCTCGATCTTAATTTATTTGATGGGGTTGTACTGGTAATTAAATTATTAATATAAGATTCTTCCCACTTACTTTGAGATCGTGTAATAACTCCATTTTGATTATTAAGTGTTCTAACCCAAGTATCGGAAGATGGTGTTAATTTAACTACCCCATTGAAATTAGCAACACCAAAAGGATTAACTTCCTGTTGCTTGGTTGCAAAATTTTGCTGAAGATTTGTCCATTCAACAGTCTCATAATTTAGTGTAACTAAATCACCAGTTTTCCTAACATTAGAATCAAGAAGACTTAAATCTGAACTGAAATCTGCAGAATCTGAATTAATTGCTTGATCTAAAGAAACTCTTGATTTTAATGAATAGAATGAAACATCGGATTTTAATTCTTTCAATTCTTTATCAACTGTAACTTTAGAATCTGGATTTTCAACATCAATAAAATTAGTATTTTTAAAATCATCTACAAAGAAACCAGATTTAAACCTACTTAATCCATCCACATCTTGAATTTGTAATGATTTAGTATCTAATTCTAAAATAGTCAAAGAAGTTAAATTCTCTACATTTTCTAATCTATCCTCTAACTTTCTAATATCTCTCATAGTATATCTCTTATTGTCAACAAGAGATACTTCAACATCTTCAGTATTATAGAGATAAGCTGGCATATGAAGAGTTGCCAAATCCATTGAACTTTCAATGGAAGATGGTGCTTTTGGATTTATGGATGATACTCCTTCTAATATCTGAAGTTCTCCAGTAGAATCCAAAACTAATTTATCAATTCTAGGTAAATAATAAGAATATCCAACAAATGAGCTAGCATTTGGTGAAACAACTAAAGATGGATTATTTCCAGATGATGAAAAATTTCTACTTGCAAAATGGAAAGGTGATGTAACAGTTGAACTAAATTCAGCAACTCTTGGTCTAAAATCAAGAATATCTGATGATCTACCATTTCTTAATACTGGTAGATCATTTTTATATCTTTCTTTATCATAACTGTCGACAGTATATACATCACCACTATCAGTTGCTGGTACAGTATAATAATCAAATATTATCAGAAGTTTTCTGGAAGGGATAGAAGCACCTGATTTTCTAACAATTCTAGAATAATCATAATATTGTTCTCTTTGTCCCTTATCTAAAGTAAAATCTTGAGTTTTATCAGTATATGATCCTTTAGTTATTGCTGAAATTGCCCCTCGAATAGAAGATTCTCTGAAATTAACCGTTTCATTCAAAGCAAACTTATTAGCATTTAAATATACAAACTCAATTTCATTTGAAGAAGATCTAGTAACAATTTGCCCAACTGCCCCAGAAGAAGCACCTATAATTTTTTCACCAAGAATGGATTGAGTATCTAAATTAAGACCAGATGAGAAAGATAATTTATCTAATACAACTGTACTAGTATTTAAAGATTCATATACAGCTACTAAATTTACAGCATCAGGAACATTTAATGATATTTCTCTATCTTCGAGTCTTAAACCATAAAAATCATTTACAGTTGTTCCAGAAATAGCACTTGATATTCCAGATCTTGTAAATGTAATTTCTTTTTTACTACTCCTATTAAATAATTTTTTCTTATTAGTAATAGAATTTTTCTTAATTGTAGTATTAATTCTAACGTCAGTTGATGGAGTTAATCCAGTAAATTTTACAGTATTAAAATTATTTTCAAAAGTAACTTGATCTGATGTTAAATCTTCAACATTACCATTTTCATAAAAGACACTATATCTTTCTGCATCATATGTTTCAAAATAAGCACTAGAAATTCCTGCAATATCCGATATACTAACTGACACTTCACCCTTAGTATCGGTTGCAAATTGAGGACTTTTAGTTGCCTGAACAAATGAATTAAGATTTGATCCAGATAGATCTACAGTAGATATATTATCTTCTTCTATTTTAGTATATAAAGATGCTTTGTCACCACCTTTAAGTGATGGAACTGCAATTCTAAATGATCCTTCAAATCCTGCAACTCCTGCAGCAGGAAGTGTTCCATTATAAACATTTGTTACATTATCTTGAGCAACAAGATTCATTGTCAAACCATCAGATGCGACACTATCAACTCTTAGGATATTAGGATTAGTATTAGCTGCTACATGATAATGGATAATAGTATCACTTCTAATACCACTAAAACTTCTTCCAGTACATGTTGCAACTCCTGAATTTGTAATTTTAATTGTATCATCTACACTAAATCCAGTTGGAACCTTAAGATCAAGAACAGTATCAGCACTAAATGATTTTGTTAATCCAGTTACTCCAAGTGCTCCTGCATCCTGAAATACTGAATGAATATCTGATGCATTATATGCTCTAATTGATTTTATTGATTTGGAAGCAGGTTCACCATTTATTAAAATTTCTTCTCCAACCTGAAATGTCCCAGAAGTTTGAATAAGTTTAGCTTTTGCATCATCTGTAGTACTTCCAGACCAAAATCTATCCACAACATATCCACTAGCACCACTACTTGCACCTTCAACGAAAGTATTTTTCTTCCAAGTAATTGATGTATTTAATTCTATCTCTGTATATGTTTGAACATCCCAAAGGTATAAATCCCAAGGTGTTGATGCATCAACATGAGGAGCATCACTAACCCCAAAAGAATATACTCTTGCTTCACCAATAGTTAAACCTACTCCAACATCTGGTCTATCGGCTGTCTTTCTCTTACTATTTAAAAATATAACATTGTTATTATTAATACCTACAGCTGGTGTTCCAGCCACACGATTAACTTTTAATAAATTTCCCATTTCAAAGGGAACTAATGTAGATCCTACTTTTTCAGTTTTTCTTGGTTTATTTACATCTATTATTGTTGTATTTGATTTTTCAACACTGAAACCTTTAACATATGCTTTTCCTGGTGAAACTTTAACTGCTAAAAGATCTTCAGTTGGAGTATTTCCTTGATCTGTTTTCTGGGTCTCATAAAAAGTTCCACTAGAATCTAATTTATCATTTAAAGATTCGCTAATATCAACATTAAATTGATCTACAGCATAATTTCCAGATTCTTCATAAGTTCTTTTAGCAAAATACTCTTCTAATAATGAATAATCATCAGTATCTTGTATTTTCTTAACTACACCATTAGATACTCTAAGAATTTCAACAAAATTCTTATCATCATGATCCCCTAAACTCTTTTTAGAAAGAATAGCAGATATTTTTAACCTATCAGCACCTGGAGCAGCAAAATTAGAAAATCCTCTTGCATTATCATATAAATCATTATCCTCTTTCGCATCTACTAAAGTTTCTGTAACAAATAATCCTACTCTATATGAAGGAGTATTTGTATATTGATCTAATATAAGAGTATCATCATTAACAGTTACAAAATGTCCTCTAATATAATAAATTCCTTGAGATAGAGATACTGCAGATGCAATTGATGTTGCATTTAAACTAATACATGATGCAAACGTATCTCCTGTAGAAATAGTTGTATTTCCATAAGTAACAGGTTCTTCAAGAATAAGAGTTTCTCCATCAGTAAATTGACCTGATTTAAAACTATTATTACCAGTTGTATACTTAACATATAATGTATAAGTACCTGCTTCAGATTCTGCATTCGTTATTACATTCTGAATAACTCCAGATAATTGTGAAGTTTGACCTTTTATTTTTTTACCAATTAAACTAGTAAGATATAAACCAACACTTAAACCAACATGTGTTGGGTTAATTTTAACAGCATAATATTCTGAATTATAAGTTACATTACCCGGAATAACTACCGATCCATCTTTGAAGACGTGATTACCAAAAGATTCTACTTGATTTTGTAATATAGATTGTAGAGATGTCAGTTCTCTAGCTTGAACTGGAAAACCTGGCTTGAAGAGAACTCGATGGTAATTATCCATCGAATTAAAATCGTCATAATATGGATCTATATTAAGATTTGTTTTTTGTGACATCTTTAGAATTCTAGTATAATTTTAATGTCTTCCTTTTGTCTAGGATTTCGAGAAACTCTTGGTCTATTATCGAGATAAATTATTTCCCCTGATCCTTTATTTATCTCAGGAAGGGCAATGCCTTCTGTGAACTGAGTTGCTAAATTCACTTTCTTGGTTGCAGAAACTGTAGTTGTAATTCCTGTATAGGAAACATCAATTGCACCACTGAAAGTATTTGTAGAAGTTATAGTTCCACCATCTTTACTAAATGCAACTTTGGTTGATTCATCAACAACTGTTTTAGAATCTTTCTGGTCGAAAGAATTATCATTATAATATAAAGATCTATCCTGATAATATTTTAGGACTTTGGTTGAACTGTCATAAGATGCAATATAACCAGTAGCAGTTCCAACACCAGCAATTGTTTGGAAAATTTGATTACCAACACCAGCATCAGTAGGGTTTGCTACACTAGTTAATTTTACTCCACCCAAATTAGAAAATTGGTTTTCAGTAAACACTGAAGAAGCAGATCCAACCTGAGTTGGATTTTTAATAATACCAATCTGTGCAAATCTAGTATCAACTGGGAAATCTTTAGTAGAATCATCAAAACGAGCATATATTAATACTTTATCTGCTCCCAATTCATTGTAAATATCATACCCATGTCCTCTCGAAGGTGGAATAATAGGTATTAAATGTGCAAAACCAGTTGCTCCAGAGTTAATAGTTGATAAATTAACTCTACCCCAAGAATAATTTTTACCTCCAGCAGAAACTACTGCTTTAGTAATTTTATTATTGGTAGTAGTAACAATTACCTTACCACCTTCACCATCACCAATAATATCAAGTTCTGCATCTGTACTATTATAACCAGATCCTTGATCTTGAATATAAATTTTCTTAATTTGATTCTCATTAATTAAAGAATCACCATTTTCTCTAACAGATTGAATTTGAGCATTAGTGCTAGTCAACCAATTATTAGGTAAGGGAATATATTCAATTGAGTCAAATTTAATTATATCACTTGGAGAAACAGTAAAAAGATATTTCCAAATATATCCATCATTACTCTCACCAGCTCTTGATGGTTCCAAATCAATAAAAGTTGGTTCATCTGAAGATGCTTTTCCACTTGGAAATTCTATAGATGATCCATTATCAATACAAACATATACTCGGAAATCACTATTCATTACATAGTAATTTGAGTCATATAATCGTGTAGAGTTGGTTTTAGGTGATGGGTTTGAAATACTATAATCATGCCTATACATTTCATAGGTAGTACCTTGTTTCCAATCAACTCTCCTAACTAGTCTCCTAACATCATTTACTGTGATTTTTTTACCAAAAACCATAGTATCTTTTACATGGCTAAGATAATCAAGATTATCAACAGGAGAAGGTGTATTGGAATCCCAATTAGTAGATCTACCATATCCAACAACAGAAGGATTTGGTAAACTCAAAAACACGTAATATGAATTGTTATTGGTATCGCTAACCGAATCCACAAAATTACTTGCGTTTAATATTCTAAATTGATCTGTTACAATTGCAGCCATTATGATCAGCTTTTTTCTATATTTATAAATTAAAGACCAAGGTCTTTTCTTAGGGATCCTTTATCTCTAAGTCCATAACCACGTCTTTGAATAACTGGGAATGTCGTTAATCCAGAATTAACGGTATATCCAGAAACTGCTACACCAATAGAAGTAGAAGATCTAGTGAATCCAGCTAATCTACCCCAAGATAGTCTTCCAACATGCTCACCACTCATACTATGAAGTCCAACTGTTGATATTCCAGTATGAACATTACATGTAATAATTCCAGTTAAACTTGTTCTAGTAATTGAATGTACCTGGTATATATTATCGCAGAAAGTTGATCCTCTTCCAACAACAGAAGTATTAGATCCATCAACAGATGTTACTCCATGCCCAACAGTTGTTTGTGAAATGTGAATTGGATGTCCAGTTGTTAAATCATCAAGTCTAGTTGAATCATTAACATCATATAGCATATGGAATGTAATTGCTAAAGGATGAGATACACCAACACTAGTTGTTATTCCAGTTACTATTCCAGTAAATCCTTGTACAAATCTAATTCCACTAATTAGTTCTTTCTGAGCAGCTGGTAATGGAGCAATTACTAATGGTAAATTAGTTGATGTATATCCAAAACCTGGATTGACCATAGTAGTACCAGTAATATTTCCATTTGAATCAACAGTTGCAGTTGCAGATGCTAGTTTCTGATCTTCATATCTACCAAAATGGAATTCATCAAACATTGATGATGTATTACCAGAAGCTTGTGTACCTCCAATTCCAGCATAAAGAATAGTACCACCATATGCAGATGTTATTCCAGTTACTGTTAATCCAGTACCCAATATATTTGGTATTGCCTGTATCGTTTGTCCAATTCTAATACCTTCAGTTGAAATACCATTAATAACTGTAGATCCAGCACCAATAGAACCAACTCCACTAACAACTGTCTTGAATACAGTATGGACTCCAACATTAATATCTCCATTCTTATTCCAGAAAGAATCAAGAGTACTACCAACTGGAGGAGAAATTTTCAGAGCAAGTGTACCTGGTGTATATCCAGTACCTCCAGCAGCAACACTAATGGAAGTAACAGTTCCAGCAACAGAAACATTAGCTTTTAGATCTGCAAAGTAAGAAGTAGTACCATCAAATAATATTCCAGAAACTTTATCTATTTCAATGGTTGATTCATTTTCTTCATAATTAAAGAATTGAGCATCGTCTAAGAAGATTTCTTCATCATCAGATTTAAAGTCTTTTATAACTTTAGCAGTTGGGAATACATGTCCTTCTAAAGAATCCCTAGTCTTATATACTGGATTCTCATCAATCAACATATCACGTTTCTGTTTAGACCAATCAATTGGTTTGTAATTAACAGAATCAATACCATCTCCAAGGTAAATACCAGTTTCTGTTGTATCAGATGCTAAAATACGAGTAATAGTTCTAGAATCCTGTCCTATAGTTCCTGAAATCTGATCATTCTTATTGATTTGTACATCATCACCTGGTTTAACAGTTTCTGGAATATCTTTTTCAAAACTATCAACATCACGAGTTCCTCTATAGAAGAAAATATCTACTTTATCTTCTTTTAATGGTGCTTGTAAGAATGTAAATGTAGTACCACCAGTAAATTCATAAGAAACTTTTGGTTCTTGCATAACACCATTTACATAAATCAATAGAACCGCATCAAAATCAATTAAAGATGATGTTACATCAGCTAAATCTTTTTGGAAACTTAAAAGTTGACTATTTTTGTATAGTGGGAATCTAGTTCTATTTCCATCTTGAAGATCCCCAATACTATCAATATAATCAAATTCACCAAGTTGCCATGATGCAAATGAATCATTAAATGTATCTTCAACACTAAGTTTTAATCTCTTACGTGCTTGAGCAACAGGAGATGCACCAACATTTACAGTAAATGTATAATCAGTAGTAGTTGTAATTCCTAATTGAGCATCATTAGCTGGATCAGTTGAACGAGGATATGTATGATTAGTTAAATAACCATCTTGAGCACACTTAAAGGTTAATGAATCAGTATTAATACCAACAACATCACCAACTTTCATCTTATGTAGATTATCTGTTATTAAAATTAGATCACCACTATTTGGATTATAATTAGCACCAGAAGGAGTAAATCTAACAATAGTTGATATACCAACATTTAGAACAATTGATGTAGCATCTGCAACGCTTATACCAACCTCTCTGTTATGAACAGGGTCAGTTGTTCTTGGATAAGCATGTTGTGTTGCGTGTCCATCTTTAGCACATGTAAATACCATTCCACCAGTACTAAATCCAACAGTGTAAGTTGCTTTATTTAAATGTGCGGGAACATTAGGTGTAGCAGAAGAAACATATCTATGAACTCCAGCAGTGGAATCCTTAGCATTTCCAACATTAACTTGGAATGTATTAACTCCTACTTGTTGTATTGGTAACCATCTACTAGCACTTGGATCATTATTTCTTGGATAAGTATGGAATGTGGCATGATTATCTTTAGCACATGTAAATCTCAATGAATTATTCGGAATTTGAATATATTCACCTTCAGAGAATCCATGACCAGTAACTGTAAAGTCTAAAGTTCCTGTGGAAGGTGTATATGTACAAGTTGAAATTGTATGTGTACTAAATCCAGTGAATGAATGACCAGCACCAACAGTTACAACTATATTTCCAGTTGATGGAACATATGTTACAACACCGACTGGATGATTAACAATAGTAGATACACCTACATTTACGGTAATAGTATCAGTAGTAGTTGATGCAATTGATATTTCACCATTATTATGAACAGGATCGCTTGAACGAGGATAAGCATGTTGTGTTGCGTAATTATCTCTTGCACATGTGAATACTAAAGAATTGGTTGCAATTCCTATCTTATCACTACCAGTAAGTCCATGACTAGAAGCAAATGTTAATAGTAAAGCACCTGTTTCAGCATTGTAATCAGCATCTGTAGGAGTTATTCCAATACCAATCCAAGGATGAGTTGTCTTAGGTACAATAGCACTAGCAGCTGCACTTACAAATGTATGATCATAACTACCACCTTCATAAATTGCATCTGCTGTTGCACTTACAAATGTATGTGCATAATCACCACCAGAAACAACTGAACTAGTTGCAGAACCAACAAATTTATGTGCATATCTTGCACCAACTAAACCTTTAGCAGTAACAATTCCAACTGGTTCAAATAAATCTCCTCTTTCAAAGGAATATCCTGGATTTTTAATTTCAAATTTAGATATGCTGAATAAATTAGGATTAGCAGGTGTTCTGATTGGTAAAACAGATGCACCAACAGCAATAGTAACAATTCCTACCAATACATCAATAGCAGAAGCAACGTTTGCACAATCACCAACTGTATATTCTCCAGGTATTCTTGTATAATCTCCTCTTATTCCTTTATCGTAAATTTGCTTATAATTGGTAAATGCTGTTGAAGATACACCCACATTTACAGTAAATGTATTTCCGTCTACAGCATCAACTTGAATTGATTCATTATGAGCAAAATCAGTTGTACGAGGATAATGATGTTGCGTAGCATGATCATCCTTATCACATGTGAATGTTAATGAAGTAGTAGCAATTCCAACACTGCTGGATGATCTTTCAATACCACCAGTAGTTGCAGATACAAATGTATGAGCAGATAAATCTGGAGAAACACCCACATTAACTGCAAAGGTATTAATTCCTACACCAGAAACTGATAACCACTTGTTACTTGCAGGATCACTAGGTCTAGGATAAGAATGTTGTGATACATGATTATCCTTAGCACATGTCATTAATATAGAATCATCTTTAATCTTAATATAATCACCATTAGTAAACTGATGATGAGGAATGTTGAGGATCAATACACCTGTACTTGGTGTATATGTACATGTTGTTATTGTATGCTTAGTTGGAGCACGTAATCCATGATTAGGTGATGTTAATACCAACTTACCATCATTAGGAGCATAAGTCGCAGTAGAAATACCTTTAGTTACTAAAGTTGTTATACCCACATTAACTGTAATTGTAGTAGCTGCAGTTGCTCCAACACCAATTACTGCTTTATGTACAGGATCATTATTACCAGCTCTTCCGACATTAACAGTAAAGTCTTTATCATTATTTTTAGTAATCGATAATGTTGCTCCAGAAGCTGGATCAGATGAACGTGGATAAGTATGATTAGTAGTATGATTATCTAAAGCACAAGTAAATGTTAATGAATTATCATCTAAAGTAATAGTATCACCACTTACCATATTATGATCATTAACAAATTCTAATCTTAAATCACCAGTTTCAGGAGTGTATGTTGCTCCAGAAGGTCTCTTTTGTGATCCATTCTGTGATCCACTTGTTACATTAACAGAATTATTAAGAGAAGATACAAATGTATGTGCATATCCAGCACGAGGATAAGCATGTTGTGTAGCATGTGAATCTCTAGCACATGTAAATGTTAGAGATGCTGTATTAATTCCAATATTACTTACTGCCTTCTTAAGGCTATTATTAACTACAGATACAAGAGTATGAACACCAACATTATCACTAATCTTATTTGCATATCCAACATTAACTTCAAATGTGTTAGCGGCTACACCAAGAATTGGAAGCCATCTACCACTAACAGGATCTGATGAACGAGGATATGTATGTAATCCAGCATGATTATCTTTAGCACATGTAAATTTCAATGCTCCATCATCTATCTTAACGTATTCACCCTTGGCAAATCCATGACTTGCAAGTGTGAATGTACAAATACCAGTTATTGGTGTATATGTGGCAGTAGATATTGTATGTGAAGTAGCAGGGAATAATCCATGTAAATTCCCAACTGTCATTGTTAAATCACCAGTTCCAGGAGTATATGTCGCAGCAGAAACTGGATGATATACTAAAGTTGATACACCAACATTAACAGTAAACTTAGTTAAGGTTGTAGATGCAATTGCAACACTAGTTGAATTATGAATTGGATCAGTTGTACGAGGATATGTGTGCTCAGTAGCATGATTATCTCTTGCACAAGTGAATGTTAGTGAATTAGTAGCAATACCAACAGTATCAACACCATGTCTAAGATTATGTCTACCAGAAACTGTAATTGTTAATAAACCAGTTGATGGTGTATAAACTGCCTGTGTAGGTGTTAATCCAGCACCAACCCAAGAACCAATACGAACTGCACCAGAAGTAGCACTTACAAATGTATGTGCATAATCACCACCACTGTATACTGCACTACTTGCTGCACTTACGAATGTATGTGGATAATCACCACCACTAGTTACAGCATTAGCATTTGAAGTTACAAATTTATGAACATACTGTCCACCAGATTGAATACCAATACGTTCATTACGCATTGCTTGTATTGACATATCTCTGGCTTGCTGGAAAGCATATATTGTTTGTGGTTCTTCATCAGCAACATGAGCACCATCTATATAAAGTTTTGCAGCATCATAAGTTCTATCATTACCACCATATTCAGTATTATATGCAACAACATCTACAACATCTATAACGTCATCAATACAATCTTGATTGTCACCTGTAGGAACAGAGAATGCTGGATACTTATCTAACATACGCTGAACAGCAACTTCACCAATTAGTGTTTTGTTCTGGCGAATAAGAGATGCAGCATCACCAAATCTATCTTCTTGAGGTTTAGCACTTGATGGTTTAGATTCAAAAGTCATTGATAAACCAATACCTGTTGATGTAGTATCACCAAGACCCAATCTAGATAATCCTTTAACACCCAAATTAGCATATGCTGGATTATCTACATGTATAACTGGATTTACATATCCAGTACCCATACCAACTATATTAAATGTTAATTCTCCACCATCACCTGATTGTGATTTACCAACATTTAAAGTAAATGTATTAATAGTTGTTGTTCCAATTGAAATGGATTTATTATTAGCAGGATCAGTTAAACGTGGATATGAATGCTCAGAAGAATAATTATCTTGTCCACAGGTAAATACTATTGAATTTGTTGCAATACCAACGATATTACCTGCAGTTTGTCCATGCCCAACGGATGTTACAATTAAATCTCCAGTTGCAGGATTATATTCAGCATCAGAAATATTATGATACTTAACAGTTGATATTCCAACATTAACAGTTACAGTATGAGGACTACTGGTTGTAACGGCAGTAACATCTATATTCTTTCCATCAACAGGATCAGTTGCACGAGGATAAGCATGTTGTGTAGCATTATTATCTTTAGTACAAGTAAATGTTAGAGTATTTCTTCCAATTCTAATGAAATCACTTGCAGTAATACCATGAGCATTAGCAAATGTTAATACAAGAACACCTGTAGCAGGATCATAAGTTGCACCAGTTGGTGTTGTAGCAGCACCACCAACTTTAGTAACTGCACCAGCAGTAGCACTTACGAAAGTATGTGCATATTGTCCACCATAGTATATGGCACTGGTTCCCGCACTTACAAACTTATGAGGATATTCTGCACCAACTGTAGCAACAATAGTAGCAGCACTTCCAACATGTTGTGGATCAGATATTGCAATACCAACTTGTCCACTATATCCAGATCCAAATGTTCCTGTAGTTCCTATACCAATAGAAGTTATTGCACCATCAGCGTTCACTGTAGTGGTGACTGATGCTCCTACAAGAGGTGCATAACCCAATCCACCTGTAGATCCAAGAGAAACAATTACACCGCCTCTTGGGATCTGATTCTGGTTAATATCATAATCAACAGTTATAATATCATCCGTACCAGTTCTAGTAATTCCAGTAAAGGTTACACTAGTAATTCCAGCAGTTTCTGCAAATGCATAGTTATTTCCAGCATTATTAACTGTATTTGGTGTTTGGAATACATCATTAATGAATACAAGATCACTTCCAGCTTCTACACCAGTTGTATTCTGACCTTCCTTATAAACAGTAAATGATCTTCCAATTCCATTGAAACTTAGAGAAATATCATCATATACTTTATTACCAGTATAATCTGTACGAAGATAAACTCTACCATTAAATGTAGATTTCGCTTTTGCAAGAGCACTGGAGTTTAATCTATTATTATCTCCTCTACCATCAGGAGCATCAGTAAACCATATTTTATTTCCTACAATATTAAAAGCACCTTTGTATATTCTAATTGAACTTCCATCAGTATGAGTTGTTGCAGAAGTTCCAACAAATCCTCTCTTAACTTCAATAACAGGATATGTTCCAACACCAGAAATAGGTCCAACTGGAAGAGTACCTAATCCAACATTAAGAATATCAAGAAACTCATCATCTAATTTTACAATATCTCTTGGTTTTATTGATGAAATACCAGAAAGTGATAAGAATGTTAATCCAGCACCAATAGTTGAAGTATTATTTGCAAGAGTATATGATAATGGAGTATACATCAAAGGATATTGGGTTACACCATCAACAGTAATTAATGCTTTTTCAAGCTTCTTCTTCATTTCAAGTCTATGATAATTACCTGTTCCTGTAGAAGTAAAGGTAAATCCTACACCTGGATTAGAAGAAGTTCCTCCAGAAGTACCAGTAATCTTAAATGTATCTTTAGTAACTTTAATAGCATAAACTGTTGTTGGACAAATAGTAGTTGATAAACCAACTTCAAATCTTTCTCTGAATGTAGTTCCAGTAGAAACATTATTCATAGTTAATGCCCAATCAACATCAGTTGAATAGAATGTTACACCTGTTCCTGCTGATGCTGATGCAACATTAGCACTCATTGTAATGGAATTAATTCCAATGTTTGTAATAGTTGATCCAGAACCTGATATTACAGCATCTGTTGATTGATTGAATACAATTGATCCAATACTCAATAATGTTGTATTAGCAATACCTGTAATAACATTACTAGAAGCACTAGAATTACCTATAAAGTAATTGTATGATGTATTAATCCCTGTTATTGAATAATCATCTACAAGCTTACCACTAGTTGCAAGATGTTCAATTGATTGACCAACTGCCATTGAAGTAGTATCTGCAATACCAGTAACAGTTGAGAATCCAGCAATAATATCAGCAGTAAACTGTACACCTTGTACTCTAGCAGATCCAATACCAATAGGTGTTCCTTCAATACCAAGTAAAGTTGAATCTGGAGTATAAATCAATTCTTCACCAGTTTCAAAGAAATGATTATCGATACTAAAGAGACCTGTAGCACGATTTAATATACTTGCAGTCTTTGGATTAAAGGTCTTTTGATATATTGGTATATTATTATAATTAACATCAAAATCTAACTTATCTTTACCAAATTCATTTAATGATCCATAGAATGCATTACTTATTTTTTCAATTGATGTTCCATAAGTAAAGCTTCCTGGAATGTTAAACTCATCTTTATCAGCATATATTATTTGATTAAATGCCTGTACTTCTACATCGTCTGAAGCAAATTCTGGATCTGGATGAAATATAACTGAAAGAGTGTCTCCAGATAAAGCAGTTGAAAATGTTCCAATACCAGATGTACTACCAACAGATATAAATGGAGAATGCATTGAAGCATGTCTATTTGTATCTAATGAAACCCATAGATTATGAACAGCTGCAGTAGATCCTACCCCAACTTTAATTATAGATTTATCAGAAAATTCTAGAGTTTTATCTAAAGTAAAGACAGTAGTTGCACCATTAGCAATCTTATACACAGATTCTAATCTTGCAGTTCTTTCTGTTCCAGCAATTTGATCAGGAACGAGATATCTATATGTTGCTATACCAGCAGTAGTAGATCCTATACCAACTACTTTAGTTTTAATAGTAACATTATCATTAACCATATTATCAAACTTCAATCTCATAATACCACTATCAACAGTTAATCCAAAAGTACCAATATAACTTCCAGAGAAACTTTGGAAATTATCAGTATCAAAATAAGATTCTGCTATATGAGTATCTTGCCCATCATAATATCCAGCAACTTCAAAATAATTCTGCCTTTCAGTAGATTCATTTCTTACATGGGCATATCCAAAGAAAGCATCAAACTTATTCGATAATGATCTAAAGACTGTTGTACTAAAACCAAGTGTTCCAGATCCATTTGCTGGTCCCAATCTTTCTGTCTTAGAAGATAATCTAGTAAATCCAATATCGGTAAATCCTACCCCAATATTAAATGGAGCAATATCAAATGATTCTCTATAAACTTTTAGATCATAACTAAAATCATTTGGATTTGTTGGGGTAAATCTTAAAACAGGATCTCCAACGTCTCCTAACAATGCACTAAAATCACCAAGTTTTGTATCGGTATACACATCTGCTTTATTTGCAGTAAATGTACTATCAAAATTGTTTAGAACAACAACTTCACTTAATTGGCTAGTTTGTTTTTCTTCATCTGTTACTTGTATTAAGAACTTAGAATAGAAATCTGTAATAGAATATAATGATACATCAGTAAAAGTCTGCCTATTTAATTCAGAACTTGAAAAAGCACCACTAATATCATCTATTTGAAGAACCCTATTAGTATCACATAAAATATAATCTGTTAATTTCTTACTTTGGAAAAGAATAAATCTAGAGAAATCTGCACCAGGATCATAATCTGCAACTAAATCAAAATTATTAATAGTATCAACTCTTCTTGAAGATATGAAATCTAACACAGGAGATAGAGATTGTGTTACTCCTATAGCAACTTGTGCTTTTGAAAGTACTTCAGTATCAGCAAAATTCTTCATTCCTACTGTATGAACCAGTTTATTAACTGGATCAACCATCTTATCCCAAGTTATTGGACTCTTAACAGTGTATGAAAGATTTTGATAATAATCATTATCTGGTATTACTTGAAGATCATTACTTAACTGTCCAGTATCATCTTTCCATCCAAATTCTTTTCTATTCGCATAATCAATTACAAATCTATTTTCATATGCATCAATACTATGAACTGTAGCAAAATTACCAGATGTTGCTCCAATTAAAACATCACCAACTTTTACTTCATAATCACCAACAACTTTAATAAAACTCTTATCTACAACTTTAATTTGTAAATCTGTTAGAGTATCATTTATTTTAATAAATTCTTCAACATAGAAAAGACTTGGTACTCTAGTAATAGAAAATTCAGGATAATTATCAGATTTAACAATAGAAGTAAATGTAGTCTCAGAACCTAAAGGATTTCCAGCATTGGTAGTATAATCTCCAATATTATATTCTAAAACAGCTGGATTAGAGTTTGTATATGAAGTTACTCTAAAGAAATTATAATTATGATCTGTTGAGTTGAATCCATCACCTGGAGTTGTTACATTTCCTAAATCATCAGTTTGTGATTTTCTACCAAGACCTTCAACAAAAATCTTATCACCAACTTTAAATGGTGGAACAATAAATCCATCAATAGCTGGTGTATTAAGTTCTAATGTTACAACACCAGTATTTGAATTATAATTTGTTATTCTTACAACTTGTATTCCATTACTATTCCTTATAGTATAAAGTCTATGAGATACTGCATCTAATCCTTTTGGCTCATCAATAATTTCAATACCTTCTATTGAATTGGAATTAAATGATGGATCAACTCTTAATGCTCCACTATCAACAACTTTTTTAGTATATTCATTAACTAGAACAACATCTGGTGGAGAAGTATAATTTCTACCTCCACTAATAACTTCTATTCTTGTTATTTTTTCAGATCCTTCTAATCCAAGATGAGTAAAGATCTCTGCTTGAGGATTAAGAGTTGTATCTGATGAATATTCAAATCCCTCATTTATAATTCTAAATTCATTAAGTTTACCAATACTATTGGTTTTTGGTCTAATAATTGCATTATTACCAAGAGAAGTTGATGTTCCAGTAGACAATCCACTAATAGTTGGAAGTTTCTTGTAATTTGCACCACCAGAAATAATATTTAATTTGGTTATTGGTCCACTAGCACTTAAAGAAGATGTAGTATATTTTAAATCAGTACAATCAGATTGAATATACTTTAATCTTTCCGGAACTTCATCCAAAGAAATAAAGAATGAAGTAGAACCTATTCCAAAAGCAGTAAATGATCCTTTATAAACACTATCTCTATATAAAATTTCAGAATAATCCTTAACGTCTTTATCAGGATCAACAATTACACCAGTCTTTTCTAAAGAATAATATAATTTAGTAGGTAAATCTTTATTATATGTAATGCTAGCTGTTGCATATGTATTAATACCAACAGTTCCATTTCTTACCACTGAGAATGTATTAGTTGTTCCTGTCGAAACAAATTGGTTACTTACATTCTGATCATAGAATAATTTAAACTGATAATCTATTAATGAACTATCAGATAAATCAAATACTACATTATTATTTTTAATAACTTCAATTTGAGGATTAACTTTACTTATTTCTTGAACTGCTCCTCCAGTACTACCAATACTAATAATTTTTGGTGGATCTGAGAATACATCTATATAAGTATTTGCTAATTTAATATTATTATCATCTATCTTATATACAAAATAAGATCCTGTATCTAATCCAGCAGCAATATCATTATCACCTGCAGAATAGAAAACTTTATCTCCAGAATTTAATTGATGGCTATTAAGATTAAAACTACTATGTAATCTATCTGTACCATAAGATGAATTTCTAACTAAACTTGAAGTAAATCCTATAGGATTAATAAGAATCTTATTATAAGTGTTATTATACTTAACTTTTATAGAAACATCTTCATCAACACCTAGAGAAAGTCTTGGTTTAACATCTAATTCAATTTTATCTTGATTAGTTAAATTATGTACTGTTGAAATTGCTACTAGAGTTTTAATTTTACTAGCAGTAGCAACTAATTGAGTCTTAGTAGATTCTAAAGAATAATTGTAACTATTGGAACCATTATTATTAAAGAATAACCCACTTGTGCTTGTTGTTAATCCAATTTGTGTTACAAGACCTACAAAATCTTTTCCTTGATTTACAACATATACTGTTTGTTCATCACCACTTACTGGTAAATTAATATTAGGTCCAGAAGAAGTATTTCTGACTTGTATTGCATTATCACTACTATTTTTTCTTAAAACAAGTGCTTGATTTGTTTTAAATGGATGATTTGGTAAATAAATGCTTTGAGTTGGTATTGATATAACTTTTTTAGTATTACCAACAAAATGAGCAATAGATGACTCTGTACCTGTTGCTACACCTACACCAACAGACTGATTTGGGTTAAAGTAAACTTTATCATCCTTCTCAGATTCAAAATAATCCGATGCTAATGGAATAGTAAATGAATCTGCTCTAAAGTAAATATTAGTACCTATAGTATGAGCAACACCAGTTAATTCTCTCTTAACTCTTATTATATTTTGATCATCATACCTATCAATAACAATTAAGTTTTCTGTTCCAATACCAACAGATGTTCCTGCACCAATTAGAGGTGGTATACTAGAAACATAGATGTCTGTAACAATACCAGAAGTAGAATGTTCTGGTAGATCATCAATCAAATAAGATGTTTCTGAAGTAACCCCTATTATATGAGAATCTAATAAACCATCTACGTGAGTAGTAACACCTGAAATCGTAATTCTATCACCATTTAGAAGATTGTGTGTTTTTGGTGAAAAATTACCATCATAATGAGTATATACTCTTAAATTTTCTTGATTTTCCCAAACAATAACTGAATTTTCAAATTTATCATAGGAAGTAGTTAAATCTACAATCTCTTTACCATCAACAGAAGTAACTTCTGCAGTCGCTCCACCACCTTCAGTATTTGTATTATCAAAATTAACAGTATTTCCAACCTTATAATCTGTTCCTGGATTAACAATAGTTAATGAATCTATAGTTCCTCTAGAAGCAGACTCAATAATAGCAGTTTGATTATATTCTTCGTTAGATTCAACTAAGAAATCATTTCCAGAATAATCTTGTCTTACTCTATAAGGATAAGTATTTCTAACTAATTCTGAATTAATAAAATTAAAATCTTGATTGAGTATTGTTACTGAAGGATTTGATCTATAAGTATCACCTATAAAGTAAGGAAATGCTGCCTTTAATGTATTATTATCAAAATTAGTAGTTACTCCAGCATGATATGCATAAACGCCATTAGGAAATTCTGGTGTTTTTGTAAATCTACCATTATGAGCATCTAAATGCCCAGTACTAGCAAATTTATAATCTTCAACAAAATAACCTAATTCAAAATCAGTTAATGGAGGTCTATCGATAATATTATATTGTGATGCACTATATCCTGTTTCTAATTTTACAATTGAAGATGTTAAATCTTTTGGATCATCATATCCAAATGGTCCATAAATTGGATTACCATCATTAGCCCATCCTATAACTCCAGAATGACCTGTATCTGGATTTGGATCACCTACTGCAGTACCATCTCTAATAGTTGAATATCCAACGATAGTATATGATAAATCGTCTTTATTCTCATATAATACCTCATCACCAAATCTAGCATAGTTATTAACTACGAGTGGTCTTACGCTTGGATCTAAAACACAATTTCTACCAGGAGGAGTTATAGAAATTGAAGTACTATTATCTTCATAATTCGTTCCTTTATTAAGAACAACAACATCAATAATTCTACCATTTGCAACAACTGCTCTTATTTTTGCACCAGCACCTTTACCTTTAACAGTTAGATCTGGAGCAGCATTAAAGAATGATCCACCATTCTGAACTTCTACTGCAATTAACTTACCATCTTTTACAATTGACTTCAATTGAGCAGAAAGTCCATTTTTAATTGTTAAAGATGGTTTTCTTTCAAAATTGAGAATTTTTGATCCATATCCAGTTCCTTTTTCATATGCAAATACATCAACTATTTCACCTCTAACAATTGGAGTTGCTGTAATAGTACCTATAGAACCACCAGTAATTTCAGCATTTACATTAATAGTAACGGGTGGGTATGAAATCCTTTGCCATCCAGTACCTGGAAACTTAAATCTTACAAAATTCCTACTTTCATAATAGTACTCTGCAGTAGATTTAAAGAATGGACTTGCATCACTAATAGATGATCCAGTATTTGTAATTGCTGTTGGTGAAACGTCAAATGCAGTTACTGAACCAGAATTCTTACAGCACAATAATATAGTTCCAGGAACGTCTTTAAGTGGTGCTTTTGATGGTGTAAAGTCTGAAATATATCTTGCAGCACCTTTAACTAACCTCAAGTTGGAAATATTTCCATTAAAATTACCAGCACTAGCAGTTGCACTTCCAATTCTAGGTTGTGGAGAATCATTATTAGCAGTTATACTAGTAGTATAAGTTGTTGAAACATCTAATATACCATCAATAAACAATCTTAATGTTCCAGATGATCGAGTTACAGCAATATGATGCCATACATCATCATTAACAAGTTTAGCACCATTAGTATCTAAGTTACCTGTACTAGCATCTACAAGATGAATTGTACCAGCAGGTGAACTATCTACTGTTATTTGGAAATTACCAACACCATTGCTACCACCATTAGTCTGCCAAATACGTCTTTCTCTACCAGAATCAGCACTAGAATCAGCAGTTTTTATCCAACATTCAAATGTGAAATCCTCAGTTCCAATAACAAAATCAGAATGATCACCAATATCAAGTCTATCACCATCTCCATCAAATAAAACTGATCCTATTTTTTCTTCTGTAACACCAACATCTGATAATTGGAAACTATCATCATTTAATTTCATTACATAATAGGAATTTTCACTAGAAAGACCTATTACTGGATTTCCTATAGTTCCAGTATTAGTATCTTCATAACTGTAATTTACTATTTCACCATCATTAAATCCATGATTTTTGAAATTTATAGTACTTACAGATGTTGTAATACCAGTAGGAGCAACTCTCATTACTCTATTTTCATATCCATAACCTGGATTAAGGATCTTAAATTCAGATATTACATCTTTTTCATTAAGCTCTCTAAATTTATGAATTCCACCAGTATTAATAGTGGTAAATCCAACCGTATTAATACCAGCATTATATTCGTCTAGAGTTTTATGAAGGTATATTGCTCTAGTGTTTATAATTTTTGGATAATAAATCGCACCATTAACAAGAAATTCATTTTGATCTGTATTAGAACCACCAAAAGTACCTATTCCAAGTGGTAAATTTCCACTTGGGTTGTAAACAATTGGTTCACCTTCCATAAATCTATGTTCTTTTTCAAAAACTATAGTTTCATTAGTAACATCAACACCACCAGTTAATGCAACACCAACTTGCGAAGCATTAAATTCTACTTCTCTATATTGTTTTACCAAAACTGGTAAAATATTAGCATCTTTACCATTTCCACCATCAATAGTTGCAGAAACAATCCTTTGAATACTAAAATCTTGAGGATCAACTAAAACATCTTTAACAGATCCCCTAACGACAGCAGTAAGTAATGCTGTAGTACCAATACCAACAGATGGTTTAGAAGCTAGAATTGAAGGTGGATTTATAACATCATAATCAGTTCCTGTATTATAAACTTTAACATCTTCTAAAGGACCGTAATAAATTTTATCATCAGTTTTGTAATTTAATATCTCTACACCATTTACCAACATACCAACAGGTCCAAATGTTGTTGGTGTATCAGTTCCAGACTGAATATTTGGTACTAATGGAATCTTTGCTAATGCTTTCTTAGGTGCTAAACTTCTACCACTATGCTGCCTTAAAGTGAATGTATGAGTTGATGTTGCATAATATGCATCAAATTGAACATACTTAGTAGTTCCTATAAAGGATTTTGAATCATATAATCTTATAGTATTAGTATTATTACCATCTTTTATTACTTCTACATGATATACTTCATTTAATTTTAAACCAGATATTACATTGTCAGAACCAGATGATGTATATACAACTTCATCTCCTGTAATAAATGGAACATTACTATCAAATCCAAGAATAGAATACTGATTTGATCCAGAATCATATCCTTTAAAATGATTACTTATAGTTGTTGATGGTGTTAAACTAAAAGAAGAAAATGATTTTTTCTTTGTTATTTGATATTTTGGTAATGAGTTTGATGCAACATACATATACTCATCTTTTTCATTATAAACATTCTGAACATCAGCAATAATATTTGAAGATGATAAGTTTAAGTTTGATGCACCTGCATAATCATATCTTTTTCTTATACTTAATTCAGTATAAGAAGGAACAGTAATATTTTGATCAATTTGTACTGTTTTATCATTAATGAAAGTTACTGTAGCAAGAGTATTAACTGCACTTTGAGCATTTCTATTTAAAATATCAACAGTATCACCAACTTTTAAACTAGCTCTATCTGCCTTTTCAAATAAAACAATTTGGTTATTACTAAAGCTTTCTATTTCATATCTAGATCTTACATTATATTTCCACGTATTAAATGCAAATTCTTTGAAATTTCTGTTTTTATTTAAAATATTTTCACCAAGGTTTTTGACAGAAACTAAATCATCTTCTAATAATAATCCAAATTTAGATTTATCTTTAATATCTGAAAGAACACCAGTTATTCTTAATTCAACTTTCCTACTTGAATCCCCATCTTCGTATCCAAATATAATTTGATCAGAACGAATATCATCAGTTGGGTTAATAACTGCAGTTACACCACTACAATCAAAGAACTGATTAACATTTTTATTACCATAGCTAATAGTATTATTACCTGATATTACTGTTCCAGTAGTTCCAAATCCAACTGTAGAATCTACTGTGATTACAGATGATCCAATAGAAACAGTATCCGTAACCTTAGTTTTTGGTGAAATTGTAAAATTACCTTGAATTAGACTTCTTTCATCAAATCCAGAGAATAATTGTATTTTATAAAAAACTCTATTATTTCTACTAATAATTTCAACTTCAGAAACTGGTCCAGCAGCAGTATTATTAGATTGTTGAACCATATGCCCAACTAATTTATTGGGATCTCCACTTATTTTCTCACAAACTAATACTTCTCTACGAATAAATTCTGCATCAGATGATTTAAGTAAATATTCTTCTAAATTTATTATTTTTGGTTTATTACCAAATAAAACAGCAAAAAGGATATTAAATGCTTCATTTGTACCTTTTGCTTGATAAAAATCACGAATTTGCTTAATAAAAACGTTAATATCTAAAGTTTTTACAAAATCAACATCTTCAAACCCAGGTGCAAGAAGAACTTTTAGTTTTCTATAAAATTCTTGTAAAAATAAAGCACTTAAATTGTTTACTCTAAGTCCATTATCATGTGAACTTGCTGAAGTATCAGAAAAAACTAATTCTTCGGAATTAAGTGGATCCCTATAACTTGTAATACCACTAAATCCACGAACACAACCAGTAAAACTAGTTGAAGTTTTTCCAGTATATGTTATTACCTCATCATCTAATCTAAAAAGACCATATTCATTAGGAAATCCCTTTGTATTATCAACAGCAATAGTAGTATCTGATGCTGATATAGCACTAGTTAAAGATGTGATTCCTGCAACCACATCTTGGGTCATATTGTTGAAATTTATATATTGATCTAAATTTTCAGCAATATCAATAGGTCCACCTTGATATTCTTGCGAAATATAATATTGTTTTAAAAATTCGGCTGCTTTCGGTGCTTCTGATAATACAAACTCAGGTAACTGATTATCAATTATTTGTTGTACTTTGACCCTAGCATCAAACCCTGTCTTTATCATTTTATCTTGTTAACTTACCATTTGAATAACTTGATCTGACGGGATAATTAACGCCAGAGATTTGCTCACCAGAAGCAATTGTATCTTTAACCATATTTATCTTACTTTTTGAAACGTCAAACACAAGATAAAGATCCTTAAGACCAATAACATCATTGGAATCTGGATATGCTTGAATCTCAATAACACCATCTTCTAACTCAGTTGAAGTAATATTAATAGTATTAACAATAACTTCTCCAGTAGAATAATCTACTGTTCCTATTGACTTTTCAACAATTTCAAATGTATCTGGTTCAACTGTTGGTTTAACTGCTGAAAGTATTCCAATATCACTATCTTCAGATGGAACATCTACAAAATATACAGTTTCTATTTCACCTTGAATTCTAAATCCAGTACTCTTAATATTATATCCATCAATTCTCTTATAGAATTTATTGCCAAAACATAATTCATACTGTGCATATGTGTTTAATATACAGTTAAGATTTCTTCTCATCCTAACTCGTGTAATATTAGATGTAATAGCATTATCAACATCGTCAATTAAACGAACTGTCTTACTATACTTAAATCTTCCACCAAATTTATTTAAATCAACAGATTTAGAATAATTTGTTAATGCTGTTGTTATATTAGTTTTAAGATCTAATACATTACTTACTCTTGAGGAATCATAAAATACATCACTATCAATTTCTACATATAGCAACTTAAGATCAATAATTTCTTGATTAATACCAGATACAGTGTATTGTTTTAGATCATTTAATAACTCAGTTTTCTTAAAATCGGATAATGCATATCCATTTTTAGGTTTAATACTAATCAATACTTTTCCAAATTGAGGTGGATCTAATTCTTCACCACCAATTACAGTTACAGACTCTGTTTCTGGATAAACTGTTTGTACTATAGCTTCATAATCCCTTGCTGTAACGGCACGATTTTGTGCTGCATACGTTCTAGGTGCAAAGTACTTAACAGATTCAATAGACTCAATGTCGCCCCCTCCAGATGCCTTAGAAACGGTAGTTACGTTTACTGTACTGGTAGAATTAACTATAGAATCTGTACTATCTGTAGTAGTTCCAGAATAAGAGAATACTGAAGGACCATTACCAGCAGAACCTTGAGTTGTAATGTAACTTACCTGAATAACATCACCATTTTCTAATTTTTTACCAATAATTCCATCACCAAACAACAATTCATACCTTTCATCGGCAATTTCTTGTAAAAGATAGATTTCTGAGGCACTATCAACCTTGACAATGTTGTCAATCTGTTTATATTCACGAGTACCAACTTTTACTACAATTGTACTAGTATCAATATCAGCATTATTGAGAATAAATCTCTGATTTGCTGATGTATCAACTGTAAATTGCTTTGTCAAGTAAATTCCTTGGAAAACATCTACATTTTCAAAGGTTGCAACGCTACTTACGATGTTTGTAGTGATATCTTGAGGTACAGAATAGGTATATGTAGTGTTGTCAACACCTCCAACGCACACTAAACCCGCTTTAAGTATCAATTGCCCCTCTGCAGCACTTGTTCCAATAGAAAATGTTACAGTTGCCTTAGCAGCACTCTTAGAACGTGGTACATAACCTATATTTCTTGCCAAAGAAACCACATTTTCTCTCAAAGTTGCCGAATCCAAGAAGGATTCATTAACAATCATGTTGGAATTAAATGCCGTTATGTACGTATTATAGGCAAGTGTATCAATTAATACAGAAAAGTTAGATCCTTCAAAGTCAAAATCCGTAAAATTGGTATTAGCACGGAGATAATCCTTTATAGAGGTCTTTATCTGATCAAAATCTAGGTTTGTAAACTTAGTGAAAGGCATATTATCGTGTTGCTTCTAGTATGTAAGTGAATTTTTGTGGTGGGATGTCTTGTCCAATGATAGTAAATGAAACATTTATCTCAAAACTGTTGTCATTTGCTCTTGGAACTACGACAACCTTGGCATTTTCTACCCTTGGTTCATAATTATCAATTGCAATTTTAATTTGCTCTTCCAAAATTGAGGAAGTACCAAAGTCTACAAATTCAAATAGACTAGTTTTTACCTCAGAACCAAGATATGGGTTAAAAAATCGCTCACTTGGCATCGTTTGGATCAAATTACGAATAGATCTCTTAATTGCATCCTCATTTTTAAGCACAAGAATATCATTAGTCACAGGATGCCTATCAAATGATAGACTAACATCCTTAAATGCTCTTGATATCCTCTGGACTGCCATTTATAAACAAGATTTTTTTATATTTATACTATTATTTGGATTCTTTTAAACTTTGCTTGTTAGAAGGGATGTCATCATGCATAATTTCTTGTATTATTTGCGGATCTGATGCATTTTCTTCGTTATTTTCCGAAGTTTCCCACATTTTTTTAAGGTTGGAATTATCCATATGCTTAAAGAATTCAAAAAACTATTTATTTGCATTAAAAAAGCGTCTATCGAGACGCTTTTGGGGAATTTTTAATTTTTACCTTGCCCTCGGTACTTTTTTCGAGCCGAGTTACGGGATGTTGCACTATATTTTGAGTGTTTTCCGTTCCCTTGACGAGACTTTTTCGGGGTTGCCTCAACAAATTGGGTTCCTAGAACAGAACTCTTAATTTTTGCCATTTTCCTCCTTGGTAATTTTCTTAGTGACCTTTTTAATTGTATCTGAAGGCAGTAATGCAGCGATTACTAGACCTAAAAGTGCAGAAATTATCACCTTAGTGGATAATAACTGTAATATAAAGATAATCAGAGCACTTACTCCGAATACCTGCCATTTTTCTTTAATGTAATTAACCACCTTTTGTGTAGTTAATCCTGACTTAGAAGCCATTACTCATGTTCCTCAATAATTTCAGTGTTAATATCGCTTGGATGGGGAATACCTGTTTCATAGAACTCCGATGCGAGATCTTCCATAGTATCAAAGTATTCTTCCTCTGTAAGTTTTGAGTATATGACTTCACCCTTACAAAGGATGTTATACTTATGATTCATTCTTAGATCACTCTCGTTTTCTCGTGACCAACTCTAACACGAGGATCGCACCATATCTCGAAACCTGCTTCCTTTGCATCTAAACAGAATGATACGTCTTCTCCACACATATCCTGTACTTCACCTGATTCAAATACTTGCATCTGTGGAGCAAACCAGGGATACTTCATTTTCTCGTGTTCAAATACACCATTTTTAATGAGTAACCATCCAAAACCTGTGTAATCACAAGTAAAAGGCTTTCTACGCTTACTCATACTCTCTAATGTTTCATGATTCATAACTCCACCATTCTTACGGAAGTCATCCTCTTCTAACCAGTGAGCAATCGATGTAGTTTGACCATCTTCTGTACAATACCAACCTGCTGCAAGATCTTTATCCATTAGAACAAGTTGCCAAAACTTTTCAGTATTAAAAACAATATCACTATCAATCCATAATTGCCAATCATATTTCAATTGACCATCCCAAGGTTTCTGATCTGGACCTCTTAATACATTAGCACCTAAACATTTGCATCTTGCAAAGTTTACCATAGATGAATAATCTTGAGATATTTGTATGCTTGCACCTGCTTGTACTAGATCAAAGCATAACTGTACAAAACTTTTAAGATATGCATATGATACTCCTCTACCTGGAAGACAAAATACTATGGCTTTTCCCCTAACCATCTCTTTTGCTTTTTCATAATCCCATTCTGCTTCTTTATTTGCAACAGTAGGTTTCTTTGCTTTAACGGTAAATCCTTTAGCCATAATTTGTAGTTTCCTTCAAAACAATTATATCAGATTATATAGTAACTGTCAATAAGATGAATCAATATATGTTTCATTCGGTTCTTCCACCACTTCCGAATAAGTTAAGTCTTCTGTAAAGTATGATTTGTATATTCTTCTCCATATAATATTAAACTCCCATTCAGTTAAATCCTTAAACAAACACTCTTGTTGTAAGTAGATATGGTAGGTTTTCATTCTTCTTTTTCTGTTAGAACTATTATATCATCTTCAAGGGCGAAATTCAACTCCGTTCCTTCATACCAACCTTGTTCATTAACCATCCATTCAGGTATAATCGTATAATATTCACCACTTACGGGATCAATCTCTATGGAGGTAAAATTTTCTGCGGGATTTTTTTTCATAGCGGAAGATTATTTTTTCCTTTTTGAAATTATATAGTGCGAAAAAAATTTTGACTTCGATTGTAATTTATAGATCGCTTCCGTAACACTTTATAGCTTAGGGTCTCTATCGTTTTTATATACGGCATCCATAAAAAACGGGGCATCACGCCCCGCACTGTCAAATCACGAACGCATGAGGTCAACCGATGATGATGCCCCGTCGTCCCTGTGCCTTACGGTCTGCTATCAACATTTCCCGATAGCGTTGTTGAACCTCAAAGAGATTGTCGACCATTTGCTTTCCTAATCCACCCGCCTTTGTGAATGTCATCCCACCGCCTGATGATGCCCTGAGAGCATTACCCCGTGAGTTGAAGTCTGTTGAACGGGTTGACCCGATTGCTTTGTGACGTGCCATTTGGAATTAATGTCGTTTACTCTTTTATTATAAGGGATGGGGTCAGCGAATGACCCCTACTGTGTGCGGTTTATTCAGTGGCACACCATTTTACATTATTGAAATTAGCATGAGAGAATGTCTCACGAATGACCAATTTCCATGATCCTGCGTCAGAGTGCATCACGTAACCCTCCGCATCTATGAGGTCATTACCGATGTATGCCTCAGGTCCCCAACGATGGCGACATTGTGATAGGGCAATCTCCTTAATTTCCTTAACCAGTTTCCAGAGTCTGACCAGTTGATAATTTGCGAACTCTTCGGGGATGATTTCGTCACCGTCTCTGATGTACGCATTGAGGTCCTGCTTAAGTTGCTTCGCTCCCTTAGCGTCCTCAAACTCAACCAGTCCTGCCATGATCCGTGCGAACTTACAAAGGTCACCCAACTCAAAGGAATCCTCAAAATATTCAAAACTTCCAGAGTGAACACCTGCACCAGGTTGGACAAATTTGCAGCACTCCGTCCCCTCCAAATTTTCCTTAAGGGGTTGAGCGACTGCGTCACGAAGGTCCGAGTCTGCCAAATATTCTGTATGGGGTGCGACGATGATATCCTCATCAACTTCGTCATTGAAAAAATATGTGATGGTGTTGGGGGTGTACTCCTGCTGTCCTCCGAATCCGATGAAATCACCCTGAATAATTCCGTCATGATCAGGTAGGTTATCAAGACAGGCATGTAGAATGTCTGCAACGTTCCCGTCATGATTCTGATCAATGTCCGCATGGCACTCATTAATTTTGATTTTCCTTTTGTTGAATACTGATTTTGTCCCTACAAAGAAATTGCCCGTCGCTGGATTTGTACCCCATACTATAGCGGGTGCTCCGTCGTATTTGACCGACAAATGTTGGGGCAACAAAAAAGCATCCAACACGGTTAGGTCTCCGGTGAGGATGCTGTCTTCGGGGTGCTCAAGATGAATGTTTTTAGTCATGCTTAAAAATCGGGAAAAATGCTTTGGGGTGTGGGTGAGGTAGCAGATGTCTGTAGAATCTGATTTGGCAGATCAGAATTAAATCCTAACGGATCGCCTTCTACTCAGGGATGCCAACCTCGTCTCCCACTCTTTTATAATACCAAATAAAAACCCCCGTTAGGGGGTTTGGTGTGCCAGTTTCTTAAGCGG